AAAGAAGGTAATATAGAGAAAATGTTTTAATTTTTATAGCAAGTGGCTAATTATAATGTAGATATTGCTGTTGCTTTAAAAGGTGCTAAACAACTAACTTCTTTTAATAGAGAAGTTAAAGCTACAAGTACAAGTATAGATGCATTTGCCAAGCAATTAAAATCTGCTGCAAAAGATCAAAATTTATTAGTTAAAAGTTTTGAAAATTTAAATACAGTTTTATCAAGTGCAAAAGCAAATTTTAATGCTGTAGCCTCAGGAACGTTCAAACAAGTTACTGCTGCAAAAGAATTAATAACAGCAGAAAGACAATTAAATAAAGAAATATCACTTAGAAATAAATTATTAACAGGTGGTAAGTTTGCTCAAGGGGCAGGATTAGCGGTTGATCCTGTTTTAAAATCTATTCAAAGAAATGCAAGAAAAAATAGAACAACACAATCAAAATCAAGTGGGTTTAGAGATTTTTCACAGGATGCAAGTGAAATTCTTTTGCAAGGTCAAAGTAGTCCAGTTGCGGCAAAGATACAACAAACTTTAGAAAACAGAAAAAAAACCGAAAAGGAAGTAGCAAAAATAAGAGAAAGATTAATTAAAAAAGAAGAAAAATTAAATGCAACACGCAGAAAAATTTTAAAAGAAGAAATTACAACACGAACAAGAACATTTAGACAAAATCAGTTTGGTAATGTTAACCCTGGAATGGGAGGATTTAGAGCCTTTAGCCAAAGAGCAGATGAAATTACCGCTAGTGCTGCTGCTACAGCCAATAGACCTGGTATTGGTTCTTTAATAAGAAGTCAGTTTGCTCCTGGAGGTAGTTTTGCTGCTACAAGAGGACAAAGATTTAGAGGTGCTGCTAGTAATGCTCTTATTGGTGGTGGTTTTCCTTTATTATTTGGCCAAGGTGCTTTAGGTGCTGCTGGTGGTGGTATCGGTGGTGCTCTAGGTGGTGCTTTAGGTGGAGGTTTTGGTTTCGGTTTATCTATAGCTGGTACTGCAATAGCTCAACAGATACAACAAACTCTTGATTTTAGAAAATCTATTAAAGAATTAAATCAAGAAATGCAAGAAATGGGTATAAGTTCAAATATTAGTGGATCACAGGTAAGACAACTAGGTAAGTCTTTGGGTATTACAAAAGAAGAAGCAGTAAAAGCTTTACAAGAGTTCAAACGATTTGGAAATGATGCGGTGTTGATTGCCAAAAAGTTTGGTGGAGATTTTGGTAGATTTGATGCTCTTACACAAGCAAATACAGTTGAATCTGCTTTGTCAGCCATAAGAAAAATTAATAAAGATTTGACATTAGAAGATGAATTAAGATTTATATTATCAGTTCAAAGAAAAGGTGTTGAAGCAACTATAAATGACATACTTACAGAAACTTTGGAAAAACAAAAAGAATTAGATACAGCAGGTTTCGGACAGGGAGTAGGTGGGAGAAAAAGACCAGCAGTATTAAAAAGAGAAAGAGAACAACTAAATGAAATAAATACAGAAAATACTGAACTTATAGAAAAATTAACAAATATTAGAAATTTAAATAATGAAATAAAAATTGCAAGTGAAGAAAGTTCTTTTTCAATAGTAAAGGGTTTAGAAGATGTAAATGCTGAAATAAGAAAGTTAAATAATGCACAGTTTCAAACAGTTGAGTTATCTAAAACACTTGGTTCTGCTTTTTCAGAATCCTTTAAGGGAATAATAAAAGGAACAATGAGCGTTACAGATGCGTTTAGAAGTATGTTTATGCGTATAGCAGATCATTTCTTAGATATGGCTGCACAAATGATGGCTGCACAAATATCAAAAGGATTTCTTGGATTGTTTGGAAATGCGTTTAGTTTTGGAGGAGGAAAATCTGCTCCTCTTATAACTGATAATGTTTTTAATACAGGATTTGATACAAGTTTAATTAGTGCTGGTGCTTTTGCTAATGGTGGTAGACCTCCTGTTGGTAGACCTTCAATCGTAGGAGAAAAAGGTCCAGAACTTTTTGTTCCTGATAGAGCAGGTACTATAATTCCAAATCATGCTATGGGTGGAATGAATATTGTAGTAAATGTAGATGCTTCTGGTTCTTCTGTTGAAGGCGATGAACAACAAGGTAGAGAACTTGGTCGTCTTATATCTGTAGCGGTACAATCTGAATTAGTACAGCAGAAAAGACCTGGAGGTTTACTTGCATAATGGCTACTTTTCCTTCAATCACTCCAACATACGGGCAACAAAAAAGATCAGCACCTAATACAAGAACAGTGCGTTTTGCTGATGGTTATGAACACAGAATATTATTTGGTTTAGCTCAACATCAAAATCCAAAAATATTTAACTTTACTTTTAATGTGTCAGAAACAGATGCAGATACTATAGAGACATTTTTAGATGCAAGAGCAAATGATAGTGCGAGTTTTGATTTCACTCCACCAGGAGAGGCTAGTTCATCTAAATTTGTTTGTGAAGCATGGAGTAAATCAATCCCATATTTAAACAGAGCAACAATACAAGCAACATTTAGAGAGGTGTTTGAACCATGAGTACTGCTCCTGTATTTAGTGAAGTTCAAAAAATAAATCCATCTGCAATTATTGAGCTTTTTACGTTACAGCTAGATAATTCTTTACATGGTGCGACTACAATTTACAGATTTCATTCGGGTAGTAATTTAAATGCTAATGGTGAAATAGTCTGGGCTGGTAATTCGTACCAAAGGTTTCCAATAGAAGCTACAGGTTTTGCATATCAACGTGGTCAAATTCCAAGACCAAAACTTGTTGTAAGTAATGCATTTGGAACTATATCTGCAATCCTAATCCTTGTTAATCAGACAACAGCAGGTAATGATTTAACAGGTGCAACATTTACAAGAATAAGAACAATGGCAAGATTTTTAGATGCTGTTAATTTTCCAGGAAATTCAAATCCATTAGGAACACCAGATCCTACAGCAGAGTTTAAACGTCAAATCTATACAGTTGATAGGAAAGCAGCAGAAAATAGAGATGTAGTAGAATTTGAATTGGCAGGAGCTATTGATATGGCTGGAGTTAGAGCACCTAAACGTCAATGTACCCGTGCTTTATTTCCTAGCATTGGTACGTTTACACAATGAGTTGGAAAGATGACGCATTGGTTCATGCGAAAGACCAAGATCCTAAAGAAGCTGTAGGACTTTTACTAAATATAAGAGGTAAACAAAAATACTATCCCTGTCAAAATTTAGCTATAACAAATCATCAGGAGTTTATTTTAAATCCAGAAGATTATGTAAAGGCAGATAATTTAGGAGATATTGTTGCTGTTGTTCATAGTCACCCATCAACACCTCCAATACCAAGCCAAGCTGATCGTATAAGTTGTGAGCATAGTAAATTACCTTGGCATATTGTTAATCCAAAAACAGGAGAATGGGGTGAATGTCAGCCAGAAGGTTATGTTCCAGATTTATTAGGTAGACCTTGGGTTTGGGGTGTTACTGATTGTTGGAGTTTAGTTGTTGATTGGTATAAACAGGAAAAAAGTATAAAACTTAAAGATTATGCAAGAACAATGACACCACAAGAATTTTTAGAAAATCCCTTGTTTGAAGATTATGCGTGGCGAACAGGTTTTAGAGAACTTAGGCCAGATGAACCATGTGAAGAAGGAGATGTATTATTGATGTCAATAATGCACCCAACTTTAAATCATGTAGCTATTTTTCTTGGAGATATGGTTTTACATCATTTAGCAGATAGACTATCTTGTAGAGAGCCATAT